CGAGCAGAAAGCCGCCGCCAAACAGGCAGCCGTAGCCCGCAAAAAAGAGGAAGCCGAAAAGCAGGCCGAACAGGACGAATCTCACCGTGATGAATATTACAACACCATCGTCAATGGCTTCTCCAACGCCTCAGATGAAATCAAGGCCAAAGCCAAGGAGCTGTTGGCCGCCACCGGTGAACCCAAGTTCTCCTCCCCCAACATCCCGGCTGCAACCCTGCGCCAGATCGCTGACCTCTTCGCAGCGTAAAGGTGGTGTCAAAAATGGCAGCACCCAAAGTCCGTAAAGGCCGCCGCGTCATCTGTCACGCCACCGGCATCTATGGCAATTCGCTGGATTATTTCAAGGCCCCGGATGGTTTTTATTACCAAACCAAAGAGCTGTATGAGCAAAAAAAGCAGGAATCTGATTATTACCGTCAGGTCGTTACCCGCATGGCCTCCTATATGGGCTATGAGCCGGGCGATGTTTTTCCAACGGTCATCACCCGCGGCCTCATGCAATTCAAGCATTACGGCTATGCCGCTGTCCTTGCCACCATGGAGGAATGTCAGTCCAAAATTGAATACGCTCTGGCTTCCCGCTCTTTCGGTTCGGACTATCAAAAAGCATCCTACCTCATGGCCATCCTTACCAACAATATCAACGACGTTGCCCGCCGCCTCAAATCTCAGCAAGAATTTGAATCCCGTCAGGCTGCACCCCAACAGGCTCCGCCCCCGCAGGATTTCACTTCCGCTGCTCAGCCCAAAGATATTACAGATTTTCTGGAAGGCGGTGACTAAATATCGAACTCCAAACCTGTCTTGATAAAATCAATACCTCCCGCGCTCAAGACGAAGCCTCTTTTGTCTTCTGCCTCTGGAAAGAACCGGTTTTGTTTGGCGAGTACGATCAGGTCAACTTCGGCAATGATTTAACCATCAAAACCAAAGATGCCCTCTTCTACTACCAGCTTGGCCGCGGCATGTATGATTCCGGCTTCCGCAATTTCGACAGCATTTCGGTCGATACTTACCTTTCGGATAAAGCCGATACCCGCAAAGTCTTCTCGGCCTACGGCGGCTACCCGGAAGTCGAAAAGCTCAAATCCCTTGTGGATGTTGATAACGTCGAAGCCTATTTTGACCGCATCTCCAAGCTCAACACCCTCTCTGATCTCTGCGAGCAGTTTTTCAAAACTTTCCAGGATACCTCCCGCTTTGATTCCATGTCCAACTCCCAGGTCTACGATTTTTTCGACTATCAGCTCAACACCATCAGCATGAACTCTACCCGCGATATGAAAGTCGAATCCGTCGCCTTTGATGAATCGTATATCACAGAGCTGGATAAGGGCGAAACGGTCGGTCTGAATTACGGTAAAAACTGCCCCCGCCTCAACTGGGCCACTCTTGGCCTCCCTCTTGGTGATCTTTACATGCTGGGCGGCTTCTCCGGTACCGGCAAAACCTCTTTCGTGTTTGAAAATATGATCCTGCCTTTAACCGAATCCGGTGTCAAGTGCTGCATCATTTCAAACGAAATGCAGGTCCGTGCCTACAAACAGCTGCTCACCATCCATATCCTCACCAATGATCTCGGCTACTGGAAAATGACTCGCAAGCATCTCAAGGTCGGCAAGTTCACGGATGAACAAAAAGAAATGCTGCTTAAAGCGGCAGCCATCAGCCAAAAGAAATACTCTTCCATCCGCTTCATCAAAATGTTCGATAACGACACCTCCCGCGTCATCAAGTCGGTTCGCAAATATTCCAAACTCGGCTACCAGATGTTCCTGTGGGACACCATGAAGTCGGACGATGACGGCGGCAATATGGAAATGTATCGCCAGCTCTTGCAGTCCTCGCGCAAAATTTTCCAGTGTGCCAGTCGGGAAAACGTCTCCATCGTCTGTACCTATCAGCTGGCTCTCTACATGAAAAACCAGCGCTTTCTCGATGCCTCCACCCTTTCCAACGGCAAACAAATCAAAGAGGTCTTTTCCGAAATGATTTATATCCGGGAACTTTGGCAGGATGAATACACCGGCGAAAAATGTGATTGTCACGCATACACCCGCACCCGCAAACCGGATGGCACCTGGGAAAAATTCACCACCCCCATCACGCTGGATAAAACCAAAAAGTACATCGTCGCCTTTCTCGATAAAACCCGTAACGATGAAGATGGTCAGCAATTTTTGTATGAAGCAAACCTCAGCTGGAACAACTGGAAAGAGGTCGGCTATTGTACCATCCGCAATGACCATGTAGCCATCGGCCGTTAAAGGGGGGTGCGCCCATGAACGCGGCACTCCTCTCCCAGCGCCTGATCGGCCACTCGGATGATATCTATACCATCCTCGAAACCCTCGGCTATGAAAACATTACGTTTAATTCAGCCAAAGCCCAGTTCCGCTTTTCACGGGCGGACGGCACCAACCCTACCAGCATTGTTCTAGATGTTGATTCCCTGCGGTTTTATTGCTTTTCCACCAACGGCAAAGGCAATCTTTTCACCCTCATCATGTCGCGCCTGAACTGCACTTTCCCGGACAGCTTAACCTTTGTCACTACCGTTCTGGATCTCGACCAGAATGATTTCTCGGCCAAAGTTCACTATCCCTTCGGCGGTTTCTACCGTAAGCTCCTCCCTGATCAGCCGGAGGATTACTCCGTGCCCCCCATCCCAGAGGAAACGTTACAGCCATACTTGGGCAAGTACAACCAGATGTTCTTCCGCGATGGCATTGATTACTTAACCCAGCAAAAATTTCAGGTTGGTTATGATTTTCTTTCCAACCGTATCACCATCCCGGAGCGCAATTTTGATGGCCAGCTCTGCGGTATCATGGGTCGCTCCAATGACCCCAACTGCCCCCATCAGGACCGCTGGTATCCCATCGTCAGCTGCCCGCGCAGCAAAACCCTGTTCGCCCTGCAGCAAAATTACCAGCGCATCATCGAAACCCAGAACGTAGTCCTTTTTGAATCAGAAAAAGCCCCTATGCAATGCGCATCATTCGGTGCCCATATCTCGCTCGGTCTCTGCGGCTGCCATGTCTCTCAGGCCCAGCGCAGCATGATTTTTTCTCTTCGCCCCAAAACTATCGTTCTCGCTCTCGATGAAGGATTAGAAGAAGACGCTATCCGGGAAGAAGCCGCTAAGCTTGTCCAAAACAATTTAATCCTAACTACCAGGGTCGGCTATGTCTGGGACCCTGACCACGATATTATCCCCGCAGGCAGCAAACAAAATCCCGCCGACCTTGGCCGCGATGCCTATGTCACCTGCCTGCAAACGAAAGTGAGGTGGTTATAAATGTCAAGATATAAAGATTTAACCGGGCAAAAGTTCGGTGAATTAACAGTTATTGGATTGTCAGATAAACTCGATGGTCGATGCCGTATGTGGGATTGTTTATGCTCCTGTGGAAACACGAAAACCGTCAGTGGCGTATCTCTTACTCACGGGAGGACCAAAACTTGTGGAGCACCTATTCACCGTCTTAAAGATATTGTCGGACAAAAATTTGGCGAGTTCACAGTTATTTCGTACTATGGCCCTTTGAAATATAAAGGAAAAACAACTTCAAGTTTATATTTATGTCGTTGTTCGTGTGGCAAGGAATGTATCGTTCCAAGATCGGCGTTAATAAGCGGAAGTCGTATCTCGTGTGGTCATGTTCGACGAGTACAAGACAGTGATTATATTGGCCACAAATTTGGGAAATTATCTCCAATAAAAAGGGTAAGCGATAAACCTATTATCTATGAGTGTCTATGCGATTGCGGCAATACAATCACTGTTCGGCAATCTGGTTTAAGAACCGGGAAGTCCGTCTCTTGCGGCTGTGAAACAAGAAAAAAGATTGGCCTTGCAAACAGAAAATCGAATCTTATAAAGACCGTCGATGATTATGCAGAAATTCATGATAGTAACGGCAATATCGCGCTGATAGATCTTGAAGATGTTGAAAAAGTCAAAAAGTTCTGTTGGTATATGGCCCCCACAGGTTATTTTTACGCAAGAACCGGTCCAAAATTTGTTTCTACTGAATATGTCTCTCTCCATCGTTTTTTGTTCGATCTTACTTCTGATGATGAAGTAATGGTAGATCACGTCAATGGAGATATTAAAGACAACCGCCGTAAAAATTTAAGAATATGTTCTCCTCTTGAGAATGTATGGAACGGTAAATTGAAAAAGAACAACAAGACTGGAGTTCCTGGCGTTTCGATTGTCAATGGTAAGTATGTTGTAAACGCCATCAATGATGGTAAACGTTATTGCCTTGGTACATTTACAAACATTCAAGACGCCGCAGATGTTCGTTACAAATTTGAAGTTGAGCATCGTGGTGGATTTGCTCGTTTGACTTGGTACGATCAATTCAAAAAAGAAGGTGATGAAAATATCGGAACGCGCTAATGACTCCCGACTTCAAAAATTAAAAGAAGAAGGCGTCTATTTATATTCATATTCCAAGCTTAATTGCATAAACGACTGCCTGTTGGAATCCTGGTACTCCTATATTAAGCACGAACCCGGACTTCAAAGTGTCTATGGTCTGCTAGGAGGAGCATCCCATCAAGTCACAGAAGACCTCATCGAAGGCAAAGCAACCTGTGATGACCTCCTTCCCGCTCTACATAGTGCCTTGGATGAATGTGATACCCTCGGCCTTACCTTTCCTAAGGACTTTCGCGGCAATGATTCCATCAAAGAAAAATGGATCAAGGATATGACCCACTTCTGCCAGAACTTCTACCCGCCTCGCGGCAAGTACATTATCGAGCAGTTGGTTATCCTCCGCGTCAGTCCTACCCGCGCCCTGCAAGGCTATATTGATTTAACCAAGCTGAATGATGACGGTACGGTATCTGTCTATGACCTTAAAACCAGTTCCCGGTATAAACCGTCAGATTTATTGGAGCATGGTCGCCAGCTCGTGATTTACGCTATGGCATTGGAACAGGCCGGTTATACAGTCAAAAATCTCGCCTGGATCATGCTCAAGTATGTCGAGATCCGCTATACCTGGTACGCCACATCCCGTTCGCGCAACAAAACCCAGTGTACCCGCATCGTCAACCGCTCCAAAATTTACGATACCATCGCCCCCGCGGTCGAATCCGCCTGCCGCGATGCCGGTATGGATGAAGCCGAGATTGAATTTGCCATGCTTGACTTCAAAGAAACGAATCTTCTCGGTCCCAAGTTTCCCATGTCAGTTGCCCAGCAGTTCATCATCAAACCTTTTGTAGAGCCTTACCCCTATACCCCGGAACTCAAGCAGGAAGCTCTTGATTACATCAACAAGGTCGCCGATGTCTATGAGTCTCTGCCCCAGGATGAAACCACTCCATGGCCTGCCCGCAAGGTCGATAAGGACAGCGCTTTCTTCTGCAATAACCTTTGCAGTTACCGCAAAATCTGCCCCGCCATCCGGGATTATAACGCCCAGGCCCTCATCGCAGACCCGCCCAAAACCGAAGCTGATTTGTTTTAACCAAGGAGCCGTCCATGACCACCCGTTCCCCGCCCCCGCAGGGCTTTTGAAATAAATTACAGGAGGTGAATAAAAATTCCCAGTCCAAATTACCTCTGCTATCACCTTCACGATGATGAAGGCTCTGTTCTTGATTCTTGCACCAAATATCAGGATTACATTAACCTGGCCGTTCAAAGCGGCATGACCGCCCTTGGTTCCTCCAATCACGGTACCCTGCTGAACTGGACAGCTAAAAAGCAGGCAGCAGAAAAAGCCGGCCTCAAGTACATCTTCGGCGTTGAATGTTATCTTACCGACCGCCTTACTCACCAATCTCCCGGAGAAGATAAGCCTCATAAGCTGCGCGATAACTACCACACGGTTCTGATCGCCCGCAACACCAAAGGCGTTATGGAGATCAATAACCTTATCAGTCTTTCCAATCGGGAAGATCACAAGTATTACAAACCTCGTGTCACCTTCGATGAATTTTACAACCTGTCTGATAACGTCATCGCCACTTCCGCCTGCCTTGCCAGCCCTCTGCATCACTACACTGCGGACGTTGAAGATTTTGACCCCGCCCGTTATGAGCAACTGATTCAACGCTACGACTTTCTGGAGATTCAATACCATAATTGCAAAGAACAGATCGAATTCAACCAGTACCTCTATGAGCTGTCTCAAAAGTATCACAAGCCCCTCATCGCGGCCACCGATACCCACAGCTCCACCACATATAAAGCCGAGTGTCGCAAAGTTCTCATGGAAGGTAAAGGTATTGAGTTTACTGGCGAAGATGAGTTCGATCTTACCTTCAAAACTTACGAGCAGCTGGTTGCGGCCTTTGAGCAGCAGGATTCCTTACCGCGTGAAGTCTGGATGCAGGCGATTGAAAACACCAACTGTCTGGCTGACTCCACCAAGGGTTTCAAGCTCAACACCAAAGCCCGCTACCCCATTTTGACCGGTTCTGTGGAGTCCGATGCTAAAGCCTACATCGAGCGCACCCACACCATGCTGGAAGATAAGATCAAAAAGGGCATCATTCCCCAAAATGAAGTCGCTGCCTTCCGCAAAGATATCGAGGAAGAGCTGGCTGTTTTCAAAAAGGTAAACATGCTGGGCTTCATGCTGTCGATGTCAGACCTTATGATCTGGGCCAAACATAAAAAGAACATCCCCATTGGTCCCAGCCGTGGTTCTGTGGCTGGTTCCCGTGCGGCTTTTGTTACAGACATCATCGACGTTGACCCCGTTCGCTGGAACCTCGTCTTCTCTCGCTTCTGTAATGAAAACCGTGTCGAAATTGGTGACGTGGACATTGATACTCCTGATGCTTACCGCCCCCTGATTTATGACCACATCTTTGAATCCTTTGGCCAACGCAAATGCGCCTATGTACTGGCTCTCGGTACTGTATCCGACAAAGGTACGATTGATGAAATTGGCCGTGCCCTCGCCAAACGCTGGCAGAAAGCCAATCCCACCAGTTCTAAAGACTTAAATCCGTGGTCGCTCGATCGTATCGCTCAAATCAAAGACGAATACGATGCTGATCCCGAAACCTGCAGAACGAATTATCCTGATCTTTTCTATTACTTTGATGGCATCAAGGACACAGTAGTTTCTCTTTCTCATCACCCGGCCGGCGTTATCATCGCTCCCATTGATTTGTACGAACGTTACAGTGTCTTCCGTGATAAAGACGGCCTGCAAGTTCTTGCGCTGGATATGGACGCCTCTCATGCTGTGGGTCTGGCCAAATACGATATCCTCGGTTTGTCAACAATTGCCCAGCTCGATGAAACCTGTAAGCTCGCTCAAATCCCCTACCCTCATACCTGGCAGATTAACTTTGATGACCCTGCCGTCTGGGCGGATATGAAAACCAGTCCCTATGGTCTGTTCCAGTTCGTGGAAGATTTCGCCTTTGAATCCTTAAAAAAATACGATGTCCACAGCATCAAGGATCTCAGCATTGTAACCGCTGCTATTCGCCCTGGCGGCGCATCGTATCGGGACAAGCTCTTCCGCCATGAACACGGCCAGAACCCCTCCAAAGAGATTGACAACTTGCTTGAGGACACGCTCGGCTGGCTGATTTTTCAGGAACAATCTATTTCCTTCCTGCAGCAAATCTGCGGCATGTCCGGTGGTGATGCTGATTCTGTTCGCCGCGCTATCGGTCACAAAGATGAAAATGCTATTAAGGAAGCTCTCCCCCATATTCTGGAAGGTTACTGTGCTCACGCTTCCAGTTCTCGCGCTCAGGCAGAGCAAGAAGCCAAAGCATTCCTTCAAATTCTTCAAGACAGTAGCAACTACCAGTTCGGTCTGAATCATGCTACTGGCTACTCCATCCTTACCTATTACTGCGCCTACTACCGTTATTACCACCCTGTTGAATTCGTTACCGCCCTGCTCAACACCGCGGATAACCAAAAGAAAATCCTTGCCGGCACAGCTCTGGCGGCACAGCGCGGCATCAAAATCATGCCTATCCGCTTCCGCCACTCGCTGGACCAATACACCCCGGATGTTGCCAATCGCGCCATCTATAAAGGCATGGCTTCCATCAAATACCTCAACAAGCGCATTGGCCGTGAACTTTATGCCCTGCGGGATAACACTTACGCTGATTTTATCAGCCTCCTGCAAGATATCAAGCATAAAACCTCGGTCAATTCCCGCCAGCTTCAAATCCTGATTGAACTTGATTTTTTCCACGAGTTTGGCAATCCCAACCAGCTCAAAGCCCAGGTTGAATTGTTCGATAAGTACAGTGATTCCATTCAGCTCTCCAAAGCAACCGTTGACCCGTTCATTGACCATGATGCAATGCTCACCTTATGTGAGAAAGAAACTGAAAAGAAATACATCAACGTGGACTGGCTCGGCATTGTCCGTCACTGCGCCAAAGAAACCTCAGAAATCATCACTCCGGTCAGCGATATTCTTCAGTACGAGATGGATAATCTTGGCTACCTCCAATACCAAAACCCTTCTCTCGCTTCCACCTACCACTACATTCTCTCTATTGACGGCAAATATAAAAACAAGACCATCGCACTGTACCAGCTTGCAACCGGTCAAACCGTTAATTTCAAAATCCGTCCCTCCACCATGGATCAAAACCCCATCGCTAAAGGCGATATCATCAAGGTTCTTGGCACCAAGCAGGAGGGCAAGTGGTCCCGTACCGATGCCGGTTGGGTCCAGTCCACAACGGATTTCAACACCTTCCTTTATAAATACAGCCATGTACGTTAATTTTTTTCTGGTTATGGCGGTTCTAAATACTGCCATCAGTGTTATTGCCACTATTTTCGGTAACGTCACCAAAAGTTCGATGCCTGGTGATACGCCCACTTTGATTTCCACTGCTTCTTCCCCTCCCAGTTTGAACTCATCTATCCCTTCAACCTCATTCTCGCCTGGCCGGTGGGGCTGTTCAAAGTCCTCGACCAATGACAATCGGTTTTTTTTATCTCGTGATGACTGGTACAAACTCTATCTCACAGCCATCGTTTTCAGCTTGTTCTGGTGGTTCAGATCCTAGGGGGTGATATTATCGAACCTGTCTTTGTCAAATCCGCCCTTGAAACTTTTACTATCCTGATTGATACCCGTGAGCACGAAACCTCGGCGCTCACTCAACGCATTCAGCAAATGGGTTGCCCAGTCGAACGGCAAAAGCTCAATTTTGGCGATTATTCTGCCAAGGTCATCTTGCCCACCGGCGTTCCCTACAGCCTGGAAAATATCGTCGTGATCGAACGGAAGATGTCCAGCGACGAAATCGCAAATTGCTTTACCTCCCAGCGTGATCGCTTTACCCGTGAATTTGAACGCGCCAAAGCAGCCGGTGCCCGTACCTATCTGCTTGTTGAGCGCACCACTTGGGAAATGCTTTACGCCGGTACATACCGCAGCAAAATGTCCCCTGTCGCCATGGTGGCCAGCCTCACAACCTGGCTTGCCCGCTATGACTGCAAGCTCATTTTCTGTGAACCTCAAACCTCCGGCAAGCTCATCCATGATATCCTCTACCGCGAAATGAAACAGCACCTGGAGGGGGTTCAGCCATGATGCAAGCCGTCCTATTCGCCAATTATCCGTCCGCCTCTCCCCTGCTCCGTGCTCGCCGCAGCTACCAGGTCGTCACCCGCCTTCAAATCGGTTGCTTCGTCCTCGCTGCCGGCCGCCTGGTCTTTCTTCCGGCCGCCCTCCAGGGCAAAACCTATCTTCTCGTTAAAGGAGTTGATCCACCGCCCCCATGAATACTACCCGTGAACTCCACCGCAAAGAGCGTGCCAAGGCAGAGCTTGAATCTATCTGCCGCAGTTATGCTTCCAAATGTTCCGCTCTCATCATTACCTATAACATCAATGATCTAACACCCGCCCAGCGTGCAGCGTTCAATGCCCGCCAACCTTTTCACTCTTACCAAAGCAGGTGATCTTATCAAAAACAAAGCAATCGCAAACGCCGTCAATATCAAACGTAACGGCAAAGCTATCGCCTGGCTCTATCAGAACACCGGCAATATCCTGGATTACAAAGATGGCGATAAAGTCAAGTTCGATCTCACCGCTATCCAAAACGATCCCGATTGGCCTATCCTTCGCCAGGACTATAAAGACTTCATTCTCTCCAATGCAGATACCGTTTTTACTTTGGAATTTGAACCTCGTTTTCGCAAAAACCACACTCTTGCCTGCCTGAAAGAAGATCCCGTCACCCCTAAGCGCCTGTTCTGGATCGGCCATCTTATCAAGCAGTGCGAACCCGAACAGGAGGCCGCCCATGACTGAACCTATTACCGATGCCATTGGCCGCGAAATCCATGTCGGCGATACCGTTGCCTATGCGCAGACGGATAAAAACAGCGGCATCAACTGGAACACTTATGTTGTAATCGGTTTCACTTCTTGTCGCGTCAAAGTTTCCAACCCTACCTACCGCGGTTATGCCTGGGAGAAAGATTATATCCTTCTCTACCCATCCAACTGCGTCATCTTACAGGAGGCACCCACAGAATGAAAATTATCCCTCAATCCCACGAATGGATCACCCCGCTCAACCGTGATGTCACCATGCAGCGTATCGAGCGCATCGCCCGCACCTGCTATCAAAGCGAGGATGCCATCAAGCCCGGCAGTGATTCCAAAATGGTCGCCATGCTCTGCAAAAATCATCATTACGCCATGGTCGAGCATATCAGCCTGACCATTAAATTCATCACTGACCGCGGCGTTGCCAACGAGATCGTCCGTCACCGTATCGGCTCCTACGCCCAGGAATCCACCCGCTACTGCAATTACAACAAAGATAAATTCGGCAACGAAATTACTGTTATTGACCATGGTTATATCAATGAAAAGCGTTCCTACTGGATTACCGGCTGCGAAAATGCAGAGAGAGCGTACTTTGCCATGCTGACCGTTGGTGCCACCCCGGAAGAAGCCCGCGATGTCCTTCCCCTCTGCCTCAAAACCGAGATCGTCTGCACCTGGAACCTGCGCGAATGGCATGAAGTCCTTCGCCTTCGCACCGCCAAGGATGCCCACCCCGCTATCCGCGCCCTCATGATTCCTGTCCTCAAGGAGCTGCAGACTGTCTACCCTGAAATTTTCAATGATATCGAGGCGTCCGAATGACCCAAGAAGAAATCCGCAAGCTCCTCAAAACCTACGAGTTACATATCAACCAGGTGGAAGACGATGAAACTGCTCTTCGGGACTTGTCCGAAGTTGTCCATAAAGTCCTCACTGATTCCACCCGCGCTGTAAAGCTTAACGCCTGCGCCGTTGCTGCCTGGGCTTTGCACATCCCCGTCTGGGGGTTCGCCGCATCCAAACTTTGGAACTGGTTTTTAGCCATTGGCCCCATCCCCATCATCGGCGTCTTTCATGCAGCCGGCATCGGCCTGGCTCTTGAATTCATCGTTGATACCACCGGCATCCCCCACAAAATCCCCCTGCAGAATGATGTTCAAAACGTCATTGACGGCAAGTCCAGCTGCTTTGATTCCTGGTCTCTGCCGGATGGTTTGTGTGTTTTCCTCGGCACTCTTGCCGGTCTCTGCCCGCCCGCGTTGGTTGCCCTTTTTGCCGGCTGGCTAATTAAATTTTTTATGTATCTATAAGGAGGTTACTTCATGAATGATGTTCAGCGCTTTGGTCGCATCCAGGTCGAAATGTGCGATACCTTCAAATCCAAAAACGCAGATTACGGCAATTCCTTCTCCCAGCTCTATCAGGAGTTTGGCGATAACGGCATCATCACCGCCG